ATCGTAACATAGATGCCTGTGCAGCCATTTTTGTTAATCCAACAACACCATCAGAAAAATTAAACCTATTCATGTATTCCATGTTATTGACAACGTCTTCCATGATTTTTCTTGAATTAAGTCCTAAACTTTGAACATATCCAATGGATTCGGCAACTGTTTCCCCAACTTGTGATATTTCGTATCCCGCCGCTTGGAAATTATCAACAAGTCTTACAATGTCTCCACCTTGTAATCCAATAAGTTCTGCCGCAGCATAAATTTCTGTGATAGTCTTGGTTGATTCTATAACATTTCTACGAGCCCCTTCACTAATAGCGGTAATAGTGTCGTCTATCTGGTATAATTCGGCTCCTACGCGTGTTAAACTTGAATCTGAATCACTAATAGCATTTGAAAACTCAACAGCCCTTATTCTATTCTCACCTAAAGAACTATTGATGTTATTAATACCATTATAGATACTATTTACGGTATCTTTAAAATTCAGAGCATCTTGATATGCTTTGAAAACATCGCCCATACTATTAGAATCATTCGGATTGTTGATACTCATGTTGAATTTCTAAATAAATAGGTTCTTTTGTTATTTTTGAGATTTATCTTCAATCCATTTATTCAAAAGATACTTCCTAATAAAGATAGGCATAATCAAAAATTCTTGGTATGAAACACCAAGTAACGTCTTCAAATAATAAAATTCGTCTATTTGAGACTTTCTATAATCAGAAGAAAGGACGAAAAAATTCGACCCCAAACCCAACATTCACTGTGAGTTTTTCTCCTGACGGGGCCATAACAATTCTTTCCATATCCAATCTTGGTTCATTTTCATTCATAAATTTTTTAATGAATTTAGAGTCAGCTATTGGCATCTGCTCTACAAATTTTGTAATTTCACCCTTATCAGCGTTTCCATTAATACTTTGAATTTCTTTTACTAATCTCATCGTAACTCTTGGAACAACCCTACCTTGTGGGTATGATTCAAATATTTTTCTAAGTTCTAAACCATCACCATAAGTAAGTGGTTTTAATTTAACTTGAACACCTGATACAGGTAAAGTCGCCGAAAATGTACCATCAGTATCAGGTTCAACCCCTTTATTGATGTTTAATTCATCCAACAAAACTTGTGTTTTGAATTCATTACCTGATACAGGGTCTTTCAAAGTCATTTCCATTTCAGGTCCGAAAGAGGTGTTTCTTAAGAAAATTAAAATTGCCTCAATATCACCCTCCAACAACTCTTCAGGTTTCATACCGGGTTCATACAATTTATTTCTAAGAAGTTGCATGGTAACATCGTCACTTCTTCCCATCAAAATGTTTTCATCTGCAGCGGTTAGGTATCCTACCTTGACAGAGCTTTTTTTGTTTTTATAAAAAATACCTCTTGAAGGTAATTGAACCACGTCATGTGGCATTGAGAAATTTTCTTGTCCGTATTGTGATATATCTTCCATAATAAAAAAACCGTAGAGTTTGGTTCTACGGTTAAATATATTGATTTAAAAAAGTAAATAAATAGAAATTAGTAAATTAAAACGCAACGGTCAGGTCTTAATTGACAAGAAATCGTTGCCAAACCGTCTTGAGAATAGTTAAGAGTTTGGAAATCAACACCTGTTAAGAATGTTCCGTACAAAATCCACTTTTCAACAACAACACCTGTCGGGTCTAACATTTCAAGGTCAATGTCTTTTTTATAACCTGCAGCGTAACCCATACGACCTGTTACTGATTCAGCATGAAGACGAACCCACTCCATAAGAGCTTGAGCCGCAGATGGACCAATAGGGTCACGGAAGGTAACCGGAATTTCATCCCAGTTAAATCTACCTGCAACAAATGTTGATGTATTCAAAAACTGAATTTCAGTTGAAGCAATTTTGATTGATGGACGTTTTGTTGATTCAACAAACCATTCGTTAATACCTAACGAAGAAGGAAACCTTAGGATAAAGCGGTTTTGACGCTTCGGTTCGTAAGGTATGGGCATTTTCATTAATAAGTCAGCCATGTTGTTTTAATTTCTTTAAATTTTTTATCTTTTATTATAAATACTACCTGTGTGAAAATTTTTCCCTTTACTTTGTTTTTGAAAAAACTATATCTTCACTAGGTCTAGTTCTAGTATTCTTTTTTAATTCCTCCTTTAGTAGAATATACCTTAATTGGTTCTTTGATTTTATCAAAATGTTTCTTCATTACATCTACATTCTTAATATCATCATCTGAAAAGCCTATTAAAGGTACTCTAGGAGAAAATTTATTGGCAATATCTTTTTTAAGTATTGCACTTTTTTGTAAAAGTGCCGCCATGGATTTCACATATCTCACAAAATCTTCCATAGCTGTAACCTTAAGTTCTTCAGGGTTTGCCGCGGAACCCTCACCAAAACTTACCGGATTATATTTGTTGAGTTCTAAATAAGAACGAATCAACTCTTCATCCGTCATTTCTTCTTCACCCACAAAATCACGATATTTTTTTAAGTTTTTTAATAACGTTTTTTTATCAATACCTTCAAAGTTATTAATAATGTAATTGTATACACCCTCTTTGATGATTTTTGGGTTGTGACCCCTTGCGGTGATTATCGCAAAAATGGAACCGTTATTGATTGCTTCTTTAAAGTCATCCCAAGCCGGACCTGGTTTTGCTCTCATAGAATCTATTAAAAATTGTTTGTCACCTTCTACTCTAAAATTTCTGAAGGGATTATTAGCATAACCTTTAATTGTTCTACCCATATAATCAAACGGTTCATTTCCAATTCTATCTCTAAAAGTTGCAAAGTCTTCAGTTGACATCTCTACCTCGTCACCTGAAGTGTCTTCCAAAACTATCTTGGTTGGCATGTGAACGATGTTGTCATCCCAATCAAAGGCATAGTATTTCAAATCTGGTGACTTACCTTCAAAACCTTCTTTAATTCTATTCATTATTTATAAACGGCTAAAAAGTGGGGCCGAAACCCCACTTTGTTTTTTATTAGATATTTTCAAACGAAGCTCCACTTGGAGTGATGAAGAATTCAATATCAATGAATTCAAGAGCTTTTGTAGGTTTTAAATAAATTTTACCTGTTAATGTGTTTCTATCCAAATCTTCAGGTGAAGAACTTACTGTTACACGGAAATCATAAAGACCTCTATCTCTTCTGATTGCGTCAAGGATAGGGTTAACCGAATCCAAGAACTGTTGTCTTACGATTTCGTCATTTTGTTCAAACAACAATCTAACAGCCACCGCTGAAATCAACTTACGAGCTTGTAACAACAATCTTCTTACGTTCAATCTGTTAAGAGCCGAATCTTTAACTTGAAGAGTTTTGTTACCCCAAATTACAGTTCCAACATCAGAGAAGGTTGCAATTGGGTTGATACGACCTTGATACAAGGTGTCTCTATCTTCTTGTGTAAGTTTCAATCTCGCCTTAACTGAGTTAACAAGACCTCTTGTGTAACCCGCCGATGCGAACCATGGGAATGAAATGTTGTCAGTCAACGCTAAGTTTCTACAAACTTGACCTGTTGGTGGTAAATAGATTTGAGTGTTGTTAACAGTATCTCTTTCCAAAATCCATGGGTAGTAAGTTGCTGTGTATGATGAATCAATTCCTGTTTCATCCAAATTGTCAACCGATTCTTGTGGGTAGATAATTTCGTATTGAGAACCACCGTCTGAAGTGTACATGTTGTAGTCAGGGGTTGTCACAATGTAAACCGAGTCAGCCCTTTCATTCTCAACCATTCCAATTGCACTTTCACACAAGTTAGAGTTGTTAACGTAATCAATACTTGAAGTTGCAAATACGTTGATGTTTGTTGATTCAGGGTTATTGAATGACAAGATACCAAGTAAGTAAGCGTAGTAGTCGGTGTTTGCAAAATCTTGTGTATTGTTCGCCACAACGATTCTCTTGAACGTACCGTCACCAGATGCTGTCGGATATCTTTGAGTTGCTGTAGAACCTTGTAAGTATCCTGAAGCACCCAACATAAATCTGTCTTGGTTAGTTCTAAACTCTCTATAGGTATCCCATCCGTCAAATCCACCTTGGAAACAGAATGTATATTTTCTTGAGTATAAGAAGTAGTATGGGTTGTCTTGAGTTGTTGGTTCACCATCAAAACTTGCAATACCACAAACAAACGCTGGTGTACCACTTGTTACTTGAGCGTTACTGATAGTAACAACAGTCGCTCCTGAGTCCATGTGGAAACCTTGAGTTTGGTAGTTCCATGGTAATGATTCAGTTGCAGTATCCCAACCAACAACAGGGTTTTGTTTACCTTTGTATTGTAACAAGTCAGAGTCAACACCAAATTGTGAAGACATACCAAGGTAAGTTCTTCTTACAACGTCACCACTTGAAGACACGATGTTTGCTCCACCGTATGTACTTCCAAATGGGGGGTCAAATATTGTTTCACCTGGGAAGAAGTACTTGTTTTTGATTACAGGGAATGGTGAAGGGTTTGATACACTATCGTATACTCTTTCTTCAAATCCACGGAAACCACAAGGTAATGCGTCTATTGGTGCTTCATCAGAAAGTTCAATCATGATGTAAGCAGATACTAATGGAAACTCACCATTAGCAGAACCAATCTTTTTAGCGACAAAACTGTTAGAACCTGGGTCCATAGTACAGTTTGTATATTTTTCATAAACAACAGGATTTGCGTCTGTGTCAAAGAAATCTCTAACTAAAACATCAAAAGTTTGATTTGAGAATGAAATGTTAGCGATTGAAATTTTAACTTCTGTATTAGCAGAACCACCATCTGAAATTGATGCAAATTTAAATAAGTTATAAACCTTGTTACCTCTTAACTCAGATACAACAAATGGAGTCTTTGGTGTTTGATATTTGTCCAAGAACCAAGCAATTGAAGTTGTTGAAGTTTTATCCCTTGATTCAGGTAAAGCAACCAACTCACAGTTTAATCCTTTAATATATCCTTTGTTAAATGCATAATTTAATAAACCTGGATATGACTCTTCAACATAAATAGGAACCTCAGTTCTTGATTTTGAGAAGTTAGTGATACCAAGAACCTTTGTGATGTAATTTGCATCAACACTACCAAATGAAGTTTCAAATTGGAATGTTTTATTTTCATAAGTAACACCACTTAATAAGAAGGTTGAGAACGGACTATTTGTGACTCCTGAATATGCTCCTGTACAAATCATATCCAAGTCAGTCAATCCTGTTACTTGATAAACAGGACCATGATTGTTAGCATCATATGCTGAAATA